ACCACGTTTAACCCAAAGATTTATTGTCCATCTATTTTGGTTTGTAGGTGTTACAAATGTACGAGCAAGAAAGGAACTACTACCATCATCAAATTTCAAAGATTGAGTAGCAACACCATTATAGAAACTACCCCCATGTTCTTCACCTGCACCTGTATTGAATATAAGACTCATATTAAATCCCTACCTTAAACCAACGCTTGTGACACAGATAAAAATATTGTATCATCACCACTTGCTGCACTACAAAAGTAAGATACCATATATGTGCCAGTAACTTGTAATACTGCTAAAGATGCTGCTGATATGTTAACACTAGCGTGCATTGAAACACTATGATTACCAGCATTGACAAACTTAATAGTACCAGACTGCCCAATAGCAGGGCTTGCAAAAGTAAACACTGTGCTATTAGCAGTAGTGGTAGAAACAAAATTATTACCTAATGCTAGGTTCACTGCTTCATTAGTTGACCCATCACCCAAAAGCATATTATGTGTTGTTAAAGTTGAAGATGTTGCTCTACCAGCTACAGTTACATCATTATTTATAGTTAATGAAACATTATCCTCTACAGTCATAACGGCTGTACCATCAAACTGTTGGAATATAATATCTTTGGCATCTGTTAATGGTTTTATAACTACATCACTTGATGAATTAGCAATACTTAATTTATTACCTACTAAACCTAAACTAGCATTATCTTCTATGCGAAATACCTCTGTATCATCATATGTGTGAATAACAAAATCATCAGAATCAACCATTATTTTCATTATTACTTCACCAGAAGTACCATCTAAATTAAATCCTATCTGATCAACTCCACCATCTTGAAGTTTAATATCTCCAGTTGTAGAGTTTAAATGTAATTCACCAGTTGCATCTATTGATATTGGAGTTGCTGCTATAGTTAGTCCTGTAGTGCCATCATGTGTTAGTGTGGCATCTGCTCCTGCTCCTAATGAAATAAGGGCAGAGTCAGAGTTTAAAATTAAATCATCTCCTACTGTAAGGTCAGCAAATGAAAGATTATCAAAAAGATCATAAACAACACCTCCACTGCCAAGTCCATCCGTTGCAATTACTTTAGTAACACCTGCTGGAATAGCAACATTAGCACCACTGCCAGCAGTAAATGTTAAAGTATAACTTGTTGCATTATTCATAATCCAAACTTTTGAACTTGTGTTTGGAAGAAGCGTTACAGTACAAGCTTGCCCACCTCCAGTTAGCTTTAAGGCTAAAGATCTATCTGCATCTGATGCACCATCGGATATTGTTATGTTATCCGTAGAAGCATTGGCTATTGCTCTTGTTCCCCATGCAAAGGCTTGACCAATTAACTCTAAGTTAGTGTTAGTCGTATCTCCCCATTGTCCCGCCTGTTCTCCGTCTGTTATTTCTTCTAATCTTAAATGATTTACAAATGTACTTGCCATGTTATATCCTTATGCTGCTACTTTAATCCAGTTTGGTGTCTGCGAGGCTGTTATATTTGAAAAATTTGAGGTTTGTGCCGTATCAATTAAACCCCAAACATTTTCTTCTCCAGTTGATCCAGTGGCACTTAACCCTGTAGGAAACACCCCTATGGAAAACGTAGGTGCGTTAGTTTCTGTACCAATCGCAGAAGTAGCCGAGTTTCCTGAAACTGCAAAAACAGCATTAGCTTTTACACTTACATTGCCTAGTGCAGTAGTTCCGACATTAGTCTCAACCAGCAATGCGTGACCTGAAATACTGGGTGTCTCAGCTGTCCAACCCATTGCACTATGATTAGTACAATAGTAATACAAGGTAGGAGCAGGATTAGAAACAGTAATCTGCGTGTAAGCACCAGCTTGTCCAGGTGTTCCATTTACCGTTACGCCAGTTGTGTAAGCACTGCCACCACCATGCGAGCCATTCGGAGTTGTTGAAAATCTAAGTGGGTGTCCAGCATTACTACTGTCTGATTGATCGAACCTATAGGTGTTTCCTTCAAATAAATCTAACAGAACATCAACAGTAGCCGTTGAACCCCCTATAGCAAATTTATTGGTTGATCCAACATTATAATAAGGATGATTAGAAGGGTTGCCACTAACTACTGTAACTGTTTTTACTATTGTTGTAGCACTGTGACCACTTAAAAACCCTATACCTTGAACACCTGTTACAGCAACAGCTACTCCAGGAACAACAACAACATCTCCTAATGCACTCGTTGCTGAAGCATTTAGAGCAACAGCAAGAGGCAAAGCTCTGTTCCATGCTTGCTCAGTCCAAGTACCTCTACCCCAACCTGTTAATGTTGTATTAGCCATATATCACCTCACAGTTGTTCGGTTAAGCAATTCTTATAATAGCGTTACTTGCATCAGCAGTTGGAAACTGAACTGTAAATGTTCCAGATGTTGATGTTTTATTACTTGTAAAATCTAATACGCAAACAGCCTTATCACCATTAGTATCGTTATAAATCAACGCACCCATAGCTGTAATAGTTGCTGTTGTAAAACTTAAATCTGCAAAATCTGTTAAAGCAGTTGTTCCAGAATTAGTTGGAGCAACATTTGTTAAAGCTACACCACCTGCTACATAACTACCACTATTAGCAACTTCTCCAGTTGTGGTGTATGCCGTTGTTGCCGCACCTAGTGTTGCAGTAGTAGAAGATTTTCCACCACCACCTTCTGCGTAAAGTGCTAATTTAAAAGAATTTCCGCCAGTTGCAAAATTATGTGTAGCAGTCATTAATTCTTTTTTAAATGTGGTACATAATGCTTGTGCTATCGCCATTTTATAATCTCCTTATATAGTCTGCCAATTCTTTATGGCCTGAATTTCTTATAGTATGAACTATTGTAGCACGTTCCTCTTGCCTTGCCAAGATTAGATAATGAAACAAAAGTTTTTTAACATTTTCTTTAAATACATGAGCTTGATCTCTTATAACGTCAGGAGCATTATCGGAAACAGCTACTATTTTGTCAACTGCCATTTGTGCAATTTGTTCGTCTGAAAGACCTCCATTGTCAGAAGTCATAACATTGACGGGTGAAATTCCCATTGTCGTACTAACACTAATCATTATCTTGTATCTTCCTCTCTGCCGTATATTCTTGGAATTGCATCCAAAGGCTCTGGTGGTTCTAATTTTGATTTTCTTGTAATTAACATACTTCCCTCATGTACTGTAGAAACAATAGGATCTTCTAATCTATGGTATCCATACAATTTTTCTTCATCTGGAACATTAGTATCTAAAAGTGTGGAATTATGTGCTATTTCAATTTTTATACCTTTTGTAGTGGCAATAGCCAACCAAAACTCCGTACAAGCTCTACCTGCTTCTGCCATATGCGGTATATCTTTATAACTAAAATCTACGCCATACAAACAAATTTTACTTACTTCTTGAGATATAGCAAAAGCTATTGCATAAGGAACAGTGTTATTTAAATATGCGTATTTTGTTTTTTCTAATACTTCTTGCAAAGGATATTCGATTACATCTGGACATCTTTTATCTAAACAACAAGAATAAATAGGTATATTTAATTTTTTTAATAACCTCTCCTTCATTGCATTTGTTTGTTTACCAGCCATTTCTCCATCTAAAAAACGAGATGCTGGATCAAGCATAAACACACGATCATGAAAAATAACAGAGGACATTGCATTTATAGCCCAAACTTCATCAAAAATATTACTTCTTGTTTTAGCAAGAATATATTCTGAAAAAGTATTTCCTAATGCAACAATGGCTATAGTTTTATTTTTTAAAGTTTTCATGTTCTTTGTTTAATTAATTTTCCTGCTCTAAAAGCGTCTTTATCTTCCATACCTTCAGCGTAGTTCTTTAACCTAGAAATAGCTTCCATATATCTATCAGAATACATTTTAGTGACATCTGCCTCACCTTTCATAAATATATAAGCCTCTACTAAACAACCGTATAACAAAGCATCAGTTGCATTGTCTCCTATCCAAGTTGTTCCGCTATCATCTGTTGTTATTGAAGCTGGTCTATAAAAGTAATGCAATTCAGCCGTATATGAAGAGTCAGGTGTTGGAGCTACTATAAAAGTCTCAAAATCAAAAGGAGCATAATACTTTGGGTTTCCTGTTGTTGAATTTCCGCCAGGTGTATATTCTTGTAGAAAACTTACATCTTTTTGTAAAAGAAAATTATTATTACCACTTGAGTCTACAAACGATAAAGAAAAAGAAGAAAGATAATCACTAGGCATAGATAAAAATTTATTTCCACTACTAAAAACTCCAGAAACATTTTTACGAAAATATTCTAAATCTATTGATTTAAATATTCTTTCTTCTGCGTTAGTGATAAAAAAAGGTATTTCTGCAACAAAAGTTGTTTCAGAGTTATCAGTCCAATCTTGTATAGATTGAGTTAATGTAGTTAATGTCCATCCCATTATGTAATACTCACTGTTACGCTACCCACACTTGCAGTAGCTTCAAAAGTTTCCATTTTACTGCCTATTAAACCTAATCCAGTATTAGTATAAACTACAAAAGCAGATAAATCATCATCATTA